CCGGAGTTTATCCGGACCGATATTGCTCGGGCCCCGACTTCCTTCCATGGAGGTTGATCTTGAGACAATGTCCGCCAGACCCCCGCCCTGCCAACTCGGGGTCCCTTTAGTGGGATCCGTTATTGGCCATCCGTATCCTAAACTGGTCCTGTTAAGATCAGTGAGGGACCGGTGGGAAGCTAAAGACAGTGAAGATTCTGTCCGTAACAGCCCATTGGGTAACTCCCACTCCCCGCCCGGTCACGTTATGCACCCGGGTGCAAGCCTTGCGGGCTCACACCCCGTGAACTTGTAGAGTGGGGCTGTTATGATAATAACACCTTTTACTATAATATAGTGACAATCAACTTTAAAACAATTAAAGAGATGTCGGGTGCATTATTAAGCCGACAGTTCGTCAAAACCACAGAAATGTGGTCAATGGCGGTACTGTTGGTCCGACTCTGTGGGCTCACGGTCCACCTTAGTGAATTCAAGGAGCTTACCACACGTATGGTGACTTTATGGAAAAAGTCCGGGAAGAAATTCCTGGTGCTTTACCTAAAAGAAGCCGTCCGTATGGTTATCGCTTTTCTCAACCATAGCCAATATACGCTCCCAAAAGGAGGTACAGAGGTTAGGAAGGACAGGCGAGGTCTGCCCATGATTGTTCCTGGGAAGCTAAGGGTGCATTTTCGGCTCGCAAGAGACGAAGGTGCATTCCCTAGTATCCTTGTTACGCGAGCTGTCCTCACTGTACTATCGTTCTACAGAGTTATTTCCTTCAGACAAAAGCCAGATTTAAGTTCCATTATTGGTTCTTTCACTGGTGTCTCTCCATTGTTCCTCACTGAGGAACTGGTAAAGGTCATGGCCCTGTTCCCGAAAGTGCAGTTAGGTAAGCCATCTTGGTTCATTTCGGAGAGCGCCGGTCCAAACGGTCCAAAAGCTACCTGGTTTAGTTTTGTAGACGCGATTTCCTTCCTTTACAATCCACGACAGTGGGTTGCATGGTTAGTCTTCGCTATACTGACTAAGCGGGTGGCCCTTGGTGTCTGGTGGTTAGCGATCCAAATGATGTCCATACCATTCCTTCCATTGATTGGAGTTCTCATTAGAGGCCGACTTGGGAGCTTAGCAGCTCTCCGAGAAGGTGCCGGAAAGACCCGAATTGTGGCGATTACCGATTGGTGGACTCAAATGCTCTTCCGTCCGCTTCACGATGGTTTGTTCTCATCACTGCGATTAATTTCACAGGATGGGACTCACGATCAGTGGGCGCCGGTTGAGAAATGGGTCATACCTCGGATTCGCCTCGGGGCTCCGTGCTATTCTTTTGATCTCTCTTCCGCAACGGATCGACTTCCGATCGCGGCCCAGTGTCAAATCCTTTCCCATTTATTTGGGTCGGGGTTTGCTTGGGCTTGGCGCATCCTGCTCGATAGGGACTGGTGGTTCCAAGGAAAGCCTATTCGCTACGCGGTAGGTCAACCTATGGGAGCTTACTCATCCTGGGCGATGCTTGCCTTTACGCATCACATAGTGGTGCAACTGGCAGCATTACGTTCTGGGTGGGTTGGGTGGTTTCCGTTCTACGCCGTTATCGGTGATGACATTGTCATTGCCGATCGCGGAGTAGCCGATCACTACCTTTCTATAATGCGGACTTTCGGAGTCGGTATCTCATCACACAAATCAATTGTGTCTGAGGCCGGTCTCCTTGAGTTTGCTAAAAGATGGTTCTCAGGAACGAGAGGTGAATTGTCCGCACTAGGGCCGGGATTACTCCTGGCCGTAACGCGAAACATATTCCTTCTGCCGGTTCTTGTCGTTCAGATGTTCCACCGTGGTTGGTTGTACTTTCCCGAGCAAGTTGAGAGTTTCATCAGTGTAGCCCGTAAGCTCCGAAAGAACATTTCGGCGTCTGTACTGGCTCTGATGATTGCAACAGTCCTTGGTCCTAGTGGTCTTCTAGGTAGTCGAACGGGCCAAGTTACCGCTTGCGCGGAGCTCTGGTTCACACGTCTGACTGGAAGATCACTGGAGTCCGCCGTGCCGCTCATGCAGTTAGCATCCGCTAAACTGTTTGGAGCGACATGGAGGGATAAGGCATCCGCTCCTGGAAAGGAACTTCGGTACTTTCTCCTTAATTGGTGGAAGTGGCCGATATTCCGATTCAAGATGCGGATGGTTGCGGGTATACTCTCAGTACCCACGATTTTGGTGTCGCCAGCATTCTGGATCTACCTAATTACCTTGCTCCGAGCCTGGCGGAATCGATACGCTCACCTCGATAACCTGTCCTTTATGACTTACGTCATTCCGGGCACGGCTAAAGAGCACGCCGAGAAGTTCCAATTTGACTTGCCAGAGGCCGCCAACTTCGTCTCCATTAACTGGAAACGTAAGAAGGTGGTCACTGACCAGTTTCGTATAATGAAGGATGTCCAGTTAGCACTCGCTGAGCTTATAGCTCAGGAGTGGGCCTCCACTGAACCAACCGCAATGGTTGTTTACAGTGAGAAAAGGCCCTGCGAGCACTAAGGAGTGAGTCCACTATTACTAGCTGATCAGGTCTAACAAGCCTTTGGTGACTCCCGGGTGCATAGGTAGCAATACCGAACCGAGACTCGGGCTTCGGCCTGACCCTCTTGGCACTCAGTTAATGAGACCATTCAGATCAGTTAAGTAAGACAAAGAAGTCGGCGTTTCAGGGTATCGTAAACCCTACTTAGCCTAAAACCGCTGTTTAGCGGGGGGTGTGCTAAGTTTCCCC